GCATGAAACCATTCATCAAAGTCTGAGTATCATCCATGTTTTCTGCGATACCTATTCCGAATAAAGAGTAAGGGTTTAGTTCGTATGGAACTGCGTAATACGGAATCTTAGCTGGCTTAAAAGGATTGAGTACTAACCTAATAATTTTATTATTACATACCCAAACATTAGCTTGCAACTGATCTACATTTTCTAATTCATCTGGTATATCAACTTCATTTTGTTCTAATAGTTCTTTGTCTATAGCCCCCCAATATTCTAATACCTCAAATCTATCTACACCTTTATCAACTTGATAATCATTAAGGTCATCTTCCCAATATTTTTTGTAATAAGATTCACCTAAATTAACTACCTCATCAATTACGTTAGTCCTAAAGAAAGGTCTTCTTTTTAAAGCTCTCATTTGAGATCTACTCATTTTATGTCTTTCGATAACATACTCTGCTTCGTCCATGTTATCGGCATCAGGATCTACATAAAAATTCCAAACACTTACATGTGATGTAGATGGTACAGTTTTCATTTTAGGACTGTACTCTCCATCCTCATTCCAATTAGGGTATTCTTTATCTACTGCAAATGGGCCTTTCATTACACCTGTACCAAACAATGCCATTTCAAATGCAGACGATCTTAGTTGTTTAGATGCATTGCTTTCATCTAACTGATCTTTAATTTTCTTTTCCATTTTCTTAGCAGCAGTCATTGCTGGTTGGAAAGTGGTAGCACTAGGTGTTACACCTGGGCCTTCTTTTAAACCCTCTATATTTTCTAACTTGTCTTTTAGTGGGCCTAACTTATCCATTAAAGAATGTATGGTAGCTCCTGGTGGTAACTTTTTACCTCCTGAATAACCATACAAAGATTCCATAGATTTAACCATAGGTGCTACTTTAGGTTTATCTTGTTCTTCAGGTGCTTTAGGATCAAAGTGAACTGTGTCTGATACCCCTTCAGGTAACACACTAGGTTCTACACTTAATGGAAATGTGTTATTAGAAAATAATACATCTGTAATTTGGCTATATGCAGCTAATACTTTAGTCTTAGTTACTTTAATAAAGACTCTACTTTTTTCTGCTTCAGTAAACTGTACATCAGGGCCATATAAACCACGATAATTTCTGTATGCTCTAAGCCATCTTTCTTCATCTACTCTTCTGGAATCTTCTGCCTTTACATATTTATCTATTACATGACTAATCATTGCATGTGCAATATTATCTTCAGGTGCTTCACCCTCATTATCATCTAAAGCAAACTGTTTATCTTCTGTATATTCTTCTTCCATTTAATATCCTAGTTTAATATCCCATTACAGGATCTGATGGTGTAAAGCTAGAAGTTTTTGCAGTTGCAGGATCATAATCCCACAAGCTTGATCTAGGTCTACTCATTACTCCATATCGTAAAGCATCATACAAGTGATCCTCTGCTTTTGTATTTATATCTTCTGGATTATTTTTATCCAAAGGTAATACAGGCAGTTGTGCAATTAAATTTCTACAGTTACTAGTTATAACCAATCTTGGCTCTTCTGTAAACTCATCTACTTGTAATCTTCTATGTATTTCATTCTTACCTGCTACTCTACTACCCCCACTTCTATCTGATTGTCTCCATCTACAGCCTTCTGTAATCATAGTTTCTGCAAGTGATGGGCCTGTATCTCCTCTTTTGTGCCAACATGAAGAATCAAGTACACCATATCTAATATTATGATCCTCTTGTTCTGCTTCAAGTACCATATAAGCTAAATCTTTAGCTAGTACTTTACTAACATACAATTCTCTATAAACTATTAGTTGTTCAGTAGGAGCTACAGCAAACCATAGTACTGCTGAATAACTACCATACCCATAATCACATGATCTAAACTTAGTCCAACTTCCTGGTATAGCTTCTTCTTCAATTACATGTATTTCTCTGTTAAATTCTGTAAATGCTGCACCTTCTGATACATCCCAATTACCATCTAACAGTTGTTTCCTTTGATTCTCTGGTAATGACAGCAACATTGTTTCATAATCACCCTGTTCTGCTAAATATGGGTTATCAGCTAGTATTGCTGGTATAAACTTACGTTTAAATAAAGGTTCATTCTCTTTACTATGTCCTTTTGGGTACGTTAAAGTCCTACCTGTTTCTATATCTGTAGCCCAAAACGATTCATTAGGCTTTGCAGGGTCAATAAACATCTTCTTTACCCATGAATGACCAGGGCCACCAGGGTTTGTTGTAGCTCTAGCATATACAGGTAGGTCTGATGCAGTACTTCTAAGCCTTGACCTCATGTAATCCCACGGAAATGGTGTAGGCCATTGGGTTAACTCATCAAATCCTACCCAACTAAATGCTAAACCTTGATATCTAAGTACATCTTGATCTCTATCAAGGTATGAAAACCATAATCTTGCCCCACTTGGAGCTACCCATTGCATTTTTCTTTCTGACCACTTAATACCTGGGTATATCTTAGGGTACATTTCCTGACTTTTCCAAATCAGTTCCCTTAATTCTTCTGTTGTATGCCTCAATAACAACCCACTAAACTGTGGATGAGCCATATAACGTAGTGGATCGGCTAACATAGCATAGGATTTACCACCTCCTGCTGCTCCACCATACAAAACTTCTCTTTCACCTGCTGCTAGGAATCTAGTTTGAGGCCCAACATTAGGTTTAAATACTACATTCTTTTCAGATAAGTCTAAACTTTCTATATCTTCAAACTTATCCTGTACATTCAACTTGGGTTTGGGTTTCTTTTGTACTTGTTTTTTTACAGCCTTTGGTTTTCTCGTACTTTTTCGCAACGGAGATTGCCTTTTCAAGCCTTCTGGCCCATTCCCTAAGTGCTTGAGATCTCCTTTTGGTTCTTCCTTCATCTTTTATTCTTTTTAATAATCCTGTATGGGATATATATCTTCCTGTAACTTTCTTTAACCATACTGCTACATGTCTTGATGAATATCTTTTTATATACTGCTTTGCCTGTTCTAAAGCTTTTAGCTCCTGTGGTATAGGATCTAAAACATCAGGGTCTGTTTCCGATATCTTATATCCAAATGGTATATATTTAGATCTTTTTAAATAAGGAATCGGTACAAATGAATCATCATCATATGCTTCCTTTGGCTGTGGTAAAACCCAAGTGCCTATATCAGGAAGCTTCTCTCTCATATTTTATTTTATAAAATTATAAATTAACAAAGTTAATCACTATCCTTTGGTGGTAATATCATTAAACCATTACTAGCTTCTACTTGTAGTTTTTCTGTTTTAACAAGTCCTACTCTATCTAGTAAATCTTTAGCAGCAGTAAGCTTATCTTTCATACCAAGCTCAGTAGGTTCAACCATACCACTAACAATTGACATGGCTGCTCTAGGAGCATTTCTTGCCATATACAATTGAGTAGCTTCAACTATTTCTTCTTTAATTGTTTTAATGATTTCAGTAGTAGAGTTATTAGGGGAATACCCTGCTAACTCTTTTGCCCTAACAACATCTCCACCTGCCTCATCAAATAAGACATCAAGAAATCTTTGTTGTTTTTCAGTTAAGGTTTTCATGTTACTTTTCTGTAGCTTCTTGTTTTTTTGGCAATCTTAGTAGGTTGAGCCACAAATTGTTTGCCTTTTTTAGTTCCTTCTCGTTTTGCTCTACTAGTTGCTGCATATTCTTTTGTTGATAAGCTAGCAATTGCTTTAGCTGGAAGATACCTTTCTCCTGTAGCTTTATTGCCTTGTGTGCTAGGTTTTCCACTTTTAGTCCTCCAGTTTTGATTAGTCCAAGATTTTAATTGACGTTGTGGCTTTCTTAATATTGCCATACTATTTTTTTCTTTCTTTAGTTTTTAATTTCATAGCATTAATAAACTTTCTATATACAGCAGCAGCTTTTAATTTTCCTGCTACCTTTGCTCTTTGTTCCATTGCTATTGCTGCTTGTATCTTGTGTGCATGAGTTTTACCACTTTTTTTAATAATTGCAACACTACGTTTAGCATCAGCCTCTGTAGCAAACTTTAAACCTTTAATTGTACCTTTAGGATTTTCATCTGTATACAAGTCAGAGTGTTTCTTAGATCCTTTAGGTTGCCCTTTCTTTCTAGGGATTCTAGCATTTGATGTCAACCTTTGTACCCACCACCTGCTTTTTTATATTTTTGTGCAACCATTTGGGCTTTTCTTGCCGACCATTGTCCAGGTGATCCACCTTTGCCACTCGCCTTAACTTGATTAAATATTCTTTTACGGAGAGATGGTTTCGTATAGTTTCCAGCTGCATTTACTGTACTCTTTGGTTTATTAGATCTTATTGCCATTAGTTTACCTCGTTATAACATTTTCTACTGCACCAGCTACTACTGCTGGTATTACAATTATAAAAAATAATATTAGCCCCATATGTTTCCTTATCTTAAAGGATCAAAAAACTCTTCAGTTGATACTGTTAATGTAAAATTACTAGTAGCTCCAGTTCCTGCAAAAGCTACTAACTGATCACCACTATGTAATGCTAACTGATCTCCATCTAATAAATTAGTAATAGAACTAGATTCCATTCTTAATCCAGTAACTATAGTATTATATGCAGATGCTGAATTATCAAACATCTGAACAGAAACTTGTTTGTCACCACCTGCCCCTGAACTAACTAGTAATAATTTAACTAAAGCTGTAAAGTTCGTTGGACACGTATACAAAGAAGTAGCATTGGCTGTACCAACAGTAGAAGATATATTAACAACTTCAGTTACAAATTTACTACTACTGTTATTTACTATTGGCATAATTTATTATTTAAAATATTTATCTGCTGAAGTTAAAGAACCTTTATGAGTTAAAGCTAATCCACCTGTATTAAAATTTTTAATAACTTTCTTTTTATTTTTAGCTTTATCTCTTTTTCTTTTTGTATCTAAATAAGTTTGTTTAGATACTATCTTTTCATTATCACCTTTACCAACTATATATTGAACTGGATCTTCCTGAGGTGTTTGTTCCGTTTGTTCCATTGCATCTTTAGAATCTAATAACTTTGGCCCTTTAGTTTGTGTACCAAATAAACTTGTATTAGGGCTACTACCTTCACCTCTATACTGTTCAAATTCTTGTTTAACAACTTTTAATTCTTTTACATTGTTTTGATGTATTTTTTTAAGTCTAGCATATTCTTTCTCAGCATTTTTACGTGATTCTGAACCTGATGCTAGTTTTAATTTTTTTTGTTTTTCTACAAATGTATCTAGTTTTTCTTTAGATTTAATTGCTCTTTTTTTAGCAGCTTCTACTTTTTTTAATTCTGATGCACTAATAGGTTTTCCATCTTCAAATGTTTCAAACTTACCAGTTGTTTTATCAAACTTAGCAGATGATGTACCTTTTTTAGGGCCACCCAAACTTTTTCTTTTACTTAATGATTTTGCTGCTTCGTCTTTTCTTCCAGGAAGTAAACCAAATGCTTTTTCTAAACTAGTTACACTTGAATATCTGCCAGTTCTATTTAATTCTAAAAGTTCTTTTATTTTTTCAGGAGAAAGATTTTTTTTCTTACCATACTCTCTAATAGCTTGTGCTGGAACTTTAGCACCTTCTTTAGGTAAAACAACTTTATTAAATTCATCTATAGAATCTTTACGTTCTTTTACTCCTTTAGCTTTAGCTGGAACATTACTATATTTATCAGCAAACTTTACAACAGGTTTATAATTGTTTAATTTTTTTTGAGCTTCTTTTTTAGTTATTTTACCTGCTTCTATATCATCTTCAAGTTTAGCTGCAAATTTTGTTGCTTTTAATTCAAGAGCACTTATATCTCTATTAAATTTAATATTTGCTTTTTCTTCTCTGCTAGTTAAACCTCTTTCACCTTCCAAGGTTAATCTATCTTGTTTAGATATACGGCCACTTGCACTACGACCACTTGAATCAGTTGGTTTTTTAGGCTTATCAAATAACTTCATTTGATTCATCATTTTTTTTGTGCCTGTTAATAATGCTTTTGAAAGTGCACCCATCACTTATTCCTTGTATAAATTATTAAATGTTACTTCAGGATCTGTATAACTATCATCTTGTTCTGCACAATGTATATATTGGCTAGGTCTAAAGTCTGGTGCTCCTTGACCAGTTTCCCAATATGCAGGGCTTGTTACTCTAACTCTATTATTAGGTAAAGCTACTACATTACCTTTCCATTGTCCTTCAGTAAGTATCATTACATGTGATTGTTTATGCTGTGCTGGATCATCTGCAACCTGACTTTCTGTAAAGTCTACTGTAAACAAATATCTAGCTTTATAAAAATCTCCATCAATCTTACAAAGCCAAGGGCTAGGATTAGCTCTAGCAAATCTAACAATACTATGATAATGTGATGGGCAATCCCAAGGTTGAACTAAATGAGTAGGCATACGTTCAGGCCACTCATCTAATTCTATATCCCCTACTAAAGCACTAATAGGCATCCTTGCCCACATTGCTCCACCATGTACATTCTCTTGACTACCATCATCAGCTTCACATCCTGTAAACATTACCTGAAAACTTAAACTTCTATCAGGCATTGTATTTACAGCCATAACTATTGCATGTACAAATTCTCCATGATAGTTATTATGTCCATTAGTAAACTCTTTTCTTACCCAACATTTAAATAGTGGAATATTGTAATCACTTAAATCACTTATCAAATATGCCATTATTACTTTTCTCTAACACCTAAAAATGAAGGATCATACTTTTTCTTTTTAGAATAATCTGTAGTTTTTACATTAGTGCTTTTTTTATTTGTATTAGATTTTTTAACTACTTTATCTTTAGGTCGTGTTTTAATTCTTTTCTTTTTCTTTTTACTATCTCTATAAGCATCTGCTAATGAATAATTTAATTTAGATTTATAGGCTCGTATACTTTTACCCATTGTTTCTTCACTAGTAGATTCAGTATTACCACCTGAACTTTGAGATTTATTTTTATTACTATTATCTTTTTTTACTTTAGTATTTATAGGAGTTGTTGAAGTTTTTACTTTATCCTTTTTTAATAAAAGAGCAGGGCCAGCAAGAAAAACTACTGCTGCACCTGCTACTTTTTTAGGATTATTTTTTACTGCATTTTTTATTCTAGTAACTCTATCTACTTTTTTAGATTTAGAAACAGGAGTAGAGGAATCAGTAGAGGTTTTAGCAGAATCATCAGCCCCTTTAGCTGGTGGTGCTTTTTTATTATTTCTTTCTTCAACTCTTTGTTTAGCTAAATTCTTTTTATTAATCTTTTCTCTAGCTTCTTTTTTTAATCTATTTTGTTCATCAAGTCTAAATTGTGTACCAGAACCACTTTTTTTATCATCATAAGCTTTTACAGAATCTTTAACTAACTTATTAGCCTGTGCTGCATTTTTCTTGCCATATAACTCAGGGTTCTTTACAATTTCATCTATAACTTTAGCTTGAGATTTTCTTGAAAGCAAACCTTGTATATTTTTTAATAACTCTTTACCTAGTAGTTTGGTTACAACGGCCACAATTTTAACTCCTTAAATTAATAAAAACGAAAATTATTTTTATTTTTTTTCTCTATTACGTCTTCTTAAATCAAGTTTTTTCTTATCCCTTGCTAACCTTTTTTTTCTTTTTTCACCAAAAAGATTACTACCTAAACTAACTAACCCAAAAGGATCACCTAAAGGCCCAGGAGATTTTCTTTTATTAGGTGTCATAGTAGTTGTACGAGATTTATCAGGTTGTTTCGTTCCAAAATTTAAACTAGGATTTACTCTGTTCATTATAGAACTTCTGTTTTTTGATTTTGTAGCAGACCCTCTAGATTTTAATGCTTTACTTCTTTTTTTGTATCCTGTACCAGCAGCATTAACTTCATAAGCATTTCTAAATTCTCTAAGATTCATGCCTAACTTATCTAATCTATCTTTAGTTACAACAGGTGTTTTCTTTTTAGATGTAGATGCTACAGATTTACTTCTACCACGACCAGGATATGACATACTACCTACATCATAATTACTAGTAGGAGATGATACATCAGTTCCCCTAGCAGCCATTAACTTTTTCTTTGTTGGCATACCACCACCAGCCATCATTTTTTTCTTCATAGCTACACCACCTGCTGCATAACCTTTTTTGTACATAGCACTACCACCTTTTGCCATTTTGCCAACTCCATCCATTGCAAACTTTGGCATCATTTTGCCTGTCTTTGGGTCTTTTGCCATAGGCATCCCACCAGCAGACATCATCTTCTTTTTCATACCTAGGCCACCAGCAGCATATCCTTTTTTTTTCATGTTACCACCAGCAGACATCATCTTTTTCTTCATCATGATCGTTTCAATCCTTTAACGTGTTTTTGAGATTTAGGAGGGGTTTTTCTACTACCACTAGTGCCTGCCCACAAAACTTTATTAGCCCAATAAGCTGCACTTGTTTTACCTTTAGCAATGTTTTTGCCATGTCTAGCTTTAAAACTTTTTCTAGCTTCAGGGCTATAGTTATGCCCCATTGAAGAATCACCAAAATGAATAATACGATACTTATCTTTATCTTTAATAAGTACCATTTTCTTTTTTTTAGAATTGGTAGAGTTTTTAATTTGATTAACTCTACTAAAACCTTTTTTCTTATACCTATCAGGTATAGCCATATTACTTATTCCATCCTTCTGCCTTCATAGCAGATTCAATATGTTGTAATGTATATTTAATTCCTGAACGAGATTCAATTGCTGCTCTTACATAAAAGACATCACTATGATAAATGTGAATACTGTACAACTTATCTTTTTTTATAGCATTATAGAAATCTGACAATACAGAATTGTCTTTTAGGTATATCTTTTTTTTACTCATAGTCAAGTTATATCTAATAAAAGTACAAACAGGAAGTACTTTTAAATGTACGAATAGAAGTACATATATAAGTGAGAGAGTTTAGGTAAGGATCTGACTTTGTATCACTATAAGTGTTTATACATTAAAAGTGTTTTTAATAGTTATAAGTATTTTACTTTTAACTAATCACTTTTAGTGACCCCCTTTGGTCTATTATATGCACAAATGATAATCTGTCAAGCACTAAATACATAATAACATAAAATACTAAACCTAAACTTTAGTGTCTGTTAATAACTTTGTATTGGTTTACATACACTTGTACTACTTATCCCCTAATAATAGACTACCTGTGGATAACTTTCAAAAATCCTGATCTGTGTAGAGGTTGGTATATATATAACGTAGGGTAGGGCTATGGCCCACGCAGGGTATAGGTAGGCGTGGTACATAGTGACTGTAGTAAATATACACACTAGTCATAAATAGGTAATAGTATCAATGGGTTAGTGTATATATTTACTGATACACTATGAGTATATAGTGACGTGAGCCAAAAGATGAGGCAATATATAGAGGGTAGTGGTGATTATAGAGTCTGTGTAACTATACCCCCTATTATCAGTAGCCAATATACACCCCCCTGAATTAACACTGCTTATTACACATTTTTCCTATTAACAAGTGAATAGGAAATATATTCCATAAGAAGTATTTATTAAGAAGTTTATATTAACTGTCAATTATAAGGAGATTCAAATGACAGAGAAATTTATTCCTAATGCAGCACAGACTAAGTCCATTGAGGACACCAAGGTTAACTTCCAGAACAAGACACCATTCAAGGTGACTGTTGGAAATTATGGAGTTTCGATTAATGTAGCTAAGTCTGTTGAGATTCGTTGGACTGAAACCAAAGGAGTAGTTAATCCTGAAACTGGTATGGAAGAGTCTAAGACGTTTGAGTACACGGCTATGTTGCATCCTGAAGATAGTATAGGTAAGGATGGGGAAAGGATTCCATTCTTAGCAACTAAAAATTCTAAGCTTAAGTTAACTAATAAACAGACTCTAAAGTTTGGTTATAAGCAAAGCCTGGCTGTTCATAAGGATGCTGTTGTTGGTAAGTTGATTAAGTAATACCAACTCTGAAGCCCATTCGTAAGAGTGGGTTTCGGTGTTTGTATAACTTGAAAGGATGTAGATATGAATTTTTCAAAGTCTGAAATCAAGCAGTTGTGTTTTATTTGTGATACTCCTAAATATCATGTGGACTCTTTTCTGACTAATGATAGTGAAGTCATAGGGGTTTGTGATACTTGTCAGCTTTATGATTATTTTGAAGAAGTAGCTGTTGACATGGGCTTAAGACGAGGAGAGGAAATTTCATGGGTTACATAATTAACTTTTGCTATGGACTCATGGCTGTTGTACCTTTTGTAATACCTTTAATTAATAACTTTTTTTGAAAGGAAGTAAATATGAAAAGGCAATATTATTTCAATAAGTATAGGGAGCAGATAGTGGAAACAACTCCATTATTTGACCTGTCACTATCGACTGATGATCCTTATATTAATCCGTTCAATGATGTAGTTAATGATGAACGTCCTGATATGTCATTGAAAGAAGTAAATGAAGTGACTCTTACTCCTAAAGAAATACAGGGGTGTCTTGATGAGAATCTTGATTTTAGAGATAGGTTAGTCCAGGAATTAAATCTTATGTTTCAGCCTAGTAACTTTGCAGATACAAGTAATCATAGGTTAGCTGAGTTGATATGGAGAAACATGAGTGCTAGTACAGTACTAATTGTATTAGATGAGTGTCAGTAGTTAGTATAAATTCTGAAGCTCACTCGTAAATCCAATTACCGAATTTGGTGGAGTGAGTTTCGGTATTTATATTAGAATAAATAAAGGAGTGAATATGAAAGAACAATGGACAGATTGGATTTGGGCTGTAGTAATTATTGGACTATGGTTTATCGGTTTAACTTACGCATAGGAGATACATAATTTGAAAGAGATTAAATTAGACATGAATAGCTATCAAGACTTTCCTAGGTTTATAACTTGGGAGGACTTGATAGTTGAAGGGTGCATATCTATTAGTGCATTTAATAGATTACATAAACTAGAAAGTGATAGGAGAGAAGTAGAGGAGTATGAGCAACAACAGCAGTTGAATAATCAAGATGTATTTTAATTTAAACTAAGGAGAAATTAACATGGCTAAGATTAAAGCTATTGAAACAAGAGTATTCATTAAAGATAATCCAGGTAAGAGTGCATCAGGAATATCTAAACCTGCATTAAATATTAAAGTAGATGTTAGACAGGACTTTGTAACTGACTTTAATATTAATCAGATTGAAGGTGGTATGGATGCTTGGGTTGAACAAATGTTATCTACAGGTAGAGTTATTATACCTGCTGGACTTAAGTTAGATGGTGGTGCTTGGATCTCTAGCAAACTTACAGTTAATGGAGATAAGCAAGCTACTGGTGGACTTGATAATCCATACAATCCTAATGCAGTAAACGTATCTAGTGAAGGTGTTGTAGCTGAACCACAATTAGCTGCTGCATAGTAATAAAAACTAGACAGAGTAGTTTAACTGTACTAAATTAAAAGGTGTGAGGACGTAAGTTCTCATACCTTTTTTTATAGGAGATGTTATGAGTCACGAAGGTAATATAAGGTTTTTAGAACAATGTGAAGAAAGATATTACTTTGATTGGAAAGTAGACAATATGGCTACTGTAATGTCTTTAACTCCAGTTCAAATTGCTAATTTATTTGTTGATGATATGTTTGATTGTGAAGGACATTGGGAACCTAGTAGACATAAACATTTATGGGAAGATGATTATGGCAGATAAAAAATTAAAAGGATTTAACTTATTAGCTTATATGTATGTGAGGACTGATGCTAAGAGTTGGGCTGATGCACTAGCATATACACCTAATAGAAAAGAAGTAATGCTGGACTTGAGGAATCAACTATCTTCATTAGATAAATTAATACCTAGTAATGATGTAGGATTTTTAAATTATTTAGATACTGTTATTACTAAAGATGATTTATTAAATAAAGATCTTAAACACTTAAAGATTTTAGGTGACGATACTAACTTAAGGGAGAATGACTAATGGCTTTTACACAAGAACAGTTAGACAATTTAGCAGATAATAACCCTGACTTACATGACAAGATGTGGAGTAAAGCATCAGATAAACTTAAAAAAATGTCTGTTCGTGATTTTGAATGGGAATTTATAGATGAAGATTCTACAAATGGTAAGGTTGCTTTTTCTGTATTCCAATCTTTATGGATACATTCAATTCATAGAGAGATGAAGAAGATGGAGGATAAAAAAGATGACTAAGTTAAAAGAGATCACTAAACCTAAAAGCATCTATAGTCAAATGGAAATGTTACATATGTTAGTTGATGATTTGTTTTGGGAGCAAGACAGAATGACTGGTTCTGGGGTACATAGTTTAAATAATCTTGCAAATTTTGTAGATGAAATTGAAAGTTTAACTATGAAAGGGAAATAACTTATGGGTTATACAAATTATTGGAAGCAACCTACTGATTTTACAGATGAAGAATGGGATGCTGTAGTTAAAGAATTTAAATATGTATGTGATATGGGTGAAGATTATATTGAAAAAGTTGAAGCTCGTGTATCAACTAAAGATGTAATGATAGACTATATTAGTTTTGATGCAGCAGGTTGTGAAACATTTTATATAGATAAAAGGGCTGAAAATAGTGCTTCATTTTGTAAGACAGGTGCTAGGACTGTAGATATATTTGTATGGCACATGCTTACGTTTTGTCAAATGATTAAAGAGGACTTTACTTGTAGTAGAGATTGGTGGTATTGGGAAAAGAAAAATGAAAAGGAAAAATTATGAAGCTATCTTATACATTAAATAATATTCAGATGTTTTTTTT